TGTTTATTTTGGATTCGAAACCTTTGCAGCCCTACATGTGTGGAACAAAGTAACATGGAACAGAATTAACTTATCCTTTATACTAATATCCGGTAGGTAGCACACCCGTGCATTTAACCGCAAAATAAACAAGACTGTTATGTACAGCCAGCGAAACCGATGGTTTTATAGTTACCACCAAACTAAACTGTTGAGTACAGTTGTTGAAACTGCGACGAGGTCGCACACACGCACTAAAATAAATGAAGAGCAGAAGGTCTACTATGAGGCACACCGGTGCGACCGGTGTGGAAATCCTCAACATTAACCACTATCTGATTCATTAACTAACTAAATTGCTAATGTAATGTATTTTTGTAAATTTTCATTTTCTTTTAACGTCACTTGGACGAACTATTTCTAATTAAAACACACTAAAACACCCTTAACGTCCTATTCTACCATACTGTCCCTTTGCTTTGCGTTTGCTCTTTCGAGTATTCGCTTTCTTCGTGATGAATTCAGTCGCCATCGGCAACGCTTCCGTCGCCAAATCGCCTACTAAATTAGCAAACCACGCTCCAAGCGCATTGTCATTTACAGGACAACCAGCAGGCGCAGTTCTAACCATTTCTGAGTAGATGCGCCATGCAATTTCATCAGCTGGAGGGCTGGGTCGAGCAAGAACAATGAGATCGCTCTCACTGACGCTCGGTTCTCTTTCGACAACAAACCTAGCCACAACTGTTAAAGATGCATTTGGATCGATGCCATCAAAGAAGGCACCGCAAGAATGAAACCAGTTCGCTGACAAACCATCTGGACCAGGTTGTGGTCCATTTGGCCACCCATTAATGGGCGTTACTCCCGTTGCGGGGAGTGTAGGGTCAGCAGGAATAGTGTCACTAGTAATAGCAAACACCATTGGTAAACTGGGCCTAAAGGGGATATCCTCCTCATTAAGCAGCATTGGTACATAACACCCGTCCTTTGCACGCCAGCGACGTGATCCAGGGATCGTCATCGCCTGCTGAGCAGTAGCGGGTGGACCTCTAAAGTACAACCCTTCTAGAGCAACCGGTCCTATTCCAGGAAAGTTAGCCACGATTGAGCGTTCGATAGTGGAGGCTGGTTGTTTCCAAACCAACACATCTCCACCATTATAGAGGTCACTGGCAGTCATATAGACTTCAAACCCAGCAGCAATTACCCGATGATTTCCATTGGTGTAATTGTCCGTCGGTGTGTTACCTCCGACCGGAAATGTGGTGGGTGACAAACCATCTAATTTCACCGCCGCCGAAACGTCGGGAGGAAAGAGGGTTTGACCAGGGGGGCCAGTCGAAACTGTTACAGTTCCAGACTCGCCAAGATACGGACTAGCAGATATTGTACATAACTGCCCGTTCATACTCATGGGATACAACGCAGTCGTTTGATTGACTGGTAAAGTGAAGATATTACAGCTCCACAGAGCCGGCACAAGTGGCGGCTTTGTATACCTTTGAGTTCGTGTGATTGTTTGCACAATCCCACGATGTGTGCGATAATCGGGGAGGCCAGAACAATCCACAGACGTATCATGCATGATGTCTGCGGATAATGTACACCACGCTTCTCCAGCGGATGACAGTCCTGCGCGCGCCCCCATAACGGCCATAGCTTGTTCAGCTTTATGGACAACGTCCTCGTCGTGCCGAAGTTCGGCATTTTGCCCGGCAATAGCGTTATTCACACTCATTTCACCGCTGCGCGATTCGCGGTGAAATGCGATGCATACAGAGTACACTGGCAACATATTTTTCAATAGGTTCGTTGTGCCGCATTTCATACATAACGATATTTAAATCGTCAAATGTAGGTTTCTTCTTCGCCAGAAGATTAATGACACTCTTTCTCCAAGATGTCAATGCGGCCGTCCATATGCCATCATCGCCGAGTTTAAACTCATGACTACATAGAATAAAGCGACGCTTCGTGAATTGCTCCACGTCACGGACTTTAAGTCCCACTTCTTCAGTGTAACGTCTTGCAAGTTCTTTCAACTCACAAGTATTCCATTCTATACAATCGTCGCCACGAGTTAGGCTCCAGTCACCATCACACTTACATGCTAAGTAACCGCGCTGAACCCCATTTCCAGGGGTTGTGACATAGCACCCAGAATGCACCATACCAGCAATCTCCTGTCGAAAGACATTACCGGTGTGGGCAAAGAGGGGATCTGAGTTCTCAATGCACATTGTTCTCACAAGACACTGATAGTTCAGCACATCTTCGTACTTGCCAAAGCAGGTTGACACTAACACGTCGCCAAACGTGAAATGACCAACTTCGCAAACACTAACGTCCCAGCCACTGGCATCACTGCCTTTACCTGGGGCACCGAATTGTTCACACTTTTCACTATACATCTTACCAACAACCTGAACACCCTCATCATCAAACCCTATTCTAGTGGCCTGCATTGAGCGACCATAAGTCAAATCCAAAGATTCTTGGAAACCACAAATAATGAGTCTTTCGACACACTGATTCACGATTCCACTGGGAATAATAACGCGCCACTTTCGTAGCACAACTTTTCGTTGAGGATGCGGTTCTTTCTTTATGCTGAAAATGTAAGGATAACGAAGTCCATCCTTCAATTTCTGAAGGGGATTGGATCGAAATTCCTCAGGATCCGCATCTCGATAGTACTTAAATACCTTCAAGATGGCCTGCACAAGATCATTACGGTGTCTTTTTATTAATTGTTCATTAGTTTGAAAACCCGTCATAGAAAAAGGATAACCTGGTGTACTTTGGTTAGGTAACATTGTTAAAATTTGTTCAATCTTTTCAATTATACAACTATCAGTAGCGCCAGCACACAAGTGTGGTGGCAATTTCCAGGCTGCGTAAGATGAAACTAAGCGTTTTAAAGCTTCGTCTCGGGAGAGAAGTGGACGCTGCGTTCGGTCGCAGTGTCGGAGCCAGGGGACACAGATTTGGGGGATTTTCCATCCGTTCGCGGTGTCTTCCCTTGTTTGTCCAGGACGTATCGTTTCGCGTCCAGGCCCACATACAGCCATGCGGGAACTTGACCCTCTTGAATCAGATTGTACGCGGTTCTCGCCGCGGTGTCCGTCATGAAGAGATCCATCACCTTCGGAAACCAAAGGGGTGTGCAAGAAAACCACCCCTGCAGATTTAGCTCCTTCGGGAGCCGAGCTGCAAATTCGGGGTAGAGTGGATGGTAAATCCATTTCATGCAAGTATCCCACAGTTCTGCCACCTCGCACTCCCAATTCATCATTGGGAGATTGTGTGGATCCATGAGTTTGTTTTTCAACATCCACGGATGTTCCATTAGGATTTCGTGAACTGCGGGAACCTTCATCGCATCGACGGTCGGCTGGTGCTTTTCCGGCACTGACGTCAATTCTGGTTCGGTAACCTTCGGGTCGTCGAACAGATACTTCATATGTTTTACTTTGTCGCAAATCGCAGGATTCACAATAATTAAGAAAATGAACTTCACCATTCCTGGTGGCATATTCTCTAACATTTTCACAACCTCCTGTTCGGAGGGAGTACTTGTTACATCGAGCACAGGTAAACCAGAGCCCGGACCCAAAAGAGTCTCCTTGCTCAGGAGCTCTTGGTTCGCCTCTAGTCCAAAGCCTGCCGGCATCTGAACTAGCAAGGGGGGACCAGCACTGCCTCCACCCGGCCCCACAAATGGGGTCAGGAGAGGCGATCTGATCAGCGAAGGATTCGCGGCGAATTTCTCCGCACGACGTTGTCTCCGGTTTTTGCCGGATGGAGCTGGCATTGCTGCTGGCCCTTTCTTCGCTTTCTTCGCATTGGGGGCGCCCTGAGGTGCTCCTTTTGCTTTCCGTTTTTGCCCCTTTACTTGGGCAACGGCTGGTTGTTTCCCGTTCTTCACAGGTGGGTTGGCGGCCCGCGCAGCTTTCTTCTGTTGTCTTTTGGACAATGGATTGGCAACGGGTTGGGCTTGCGCCGGCAACCCTGCTGCTTTCCGAGCCCGCTTCTTTGCTCGGCGCTTCGCATGTTTCTTGGCCTGCGAGGATTTCTCCCCGAGGGCCGGGCCAGCCACAAGGACTGGGGGAGATTCCAACGTTACCACAGGTGCTGCTTTCGCAACACTCGGGTCCGTGGAACTCATACTTCCAGTAAGACTGTCTGTCTCCACTGTAGGTGTTGGTGACACCTTGTTCAATAACATCTCTTTCACATGGAGGGTATTTGTACCCTTTGAGGTCTTCAGCTGTTGAGCTGAGGAGCTCGGTTGCATAGCTTGGGATCTCTCCGATCTCAGCCATGCTTGGAACAGTAAAACTTGTTGCCGCTCGAACGCCTCCTTTTGCTGGTGCGCATTTGCCAATGTGGATAAATCCAGGGAGGGGGGCGGAGCTACCTTCTCGGTAGCCACCGTACTCTGTCCAGAGTCCCCCCCCAGCAAGTTTAAACTGGTGGGTATTCCTGACTCAAATCGTCGATTGTAAGCACGGTCACTCCACTTGTTAGAAAACCCGGTAGAACCTTTGCTAAGAATTTCTTGCATAGCTTTAACTTCCCAATCTTGAGTACTTTCATCAAGTCCCAATGGTCCAAGAGATAACAAATGCAATGCATCTGCCGAGTAAAACTCATCTCGATCCTCGGTGTCCCGAGCGAACCAATCCATCTTGTACTTCGAAACGTACACTTCTGCACGTTCATCAGCGTCATCTTCCAGTTGATGAGCATAATCAATACCCTTTCCAGTATATCGAATATCACGGGAATCTTGTCGTCCAAAAACAGCAAGAGAACCTTCTTCATCTTCACCATACGATGCTTCAGTGGTAGTTTCTTTTCCAAGAAATCCCATTGCTTTCAACAATGGCAAAACAAACACAAAGTAATTACTACCTGTGTCATCACCATTATCAATATATCCAAGATGCATTCCAAGTACCGCGCCGCTCTCATTGAGAACGACCGCACCACTGGAACCACCGCCTGTTGTCGAGGCGTTGTGATAGAGCCAGAACGGGCCGCTGGTACTCTTTTCAGAGATATTACCAACAGCACCTTTAGTTAGCTCACAGACTTTAATGTAAGTTTGTAAACGCGGCAACGCTAATTTCTTAGCAGTGCCACATTCGGATATAGTCCAGAATTTTGAACTGGCAAATTGCGCAGAAAAATCTGAATTGGGACAACACTTCAAACCCTTTTCAGGGAGAGGAATGTATTTCCCACCAATTCGTGAAACAATGTGTGTTGACACTTGTCTCACATGGAACGGCATAATCAAAACATCACCATAACGCCAGGCAAGCCCAGCATCTATAACTTTCGTTTCACCTTCCGGTGTGGTAACGATTTGAACTGTTCGCAGTACATAATTCGGTCGTTTAACATCATGTATTGTACTACCAGGCATTGCTGCCTCAGTAGAAATGACCTGTGTTACCACAGGTCGAGTTTTTACAGGATGTACAACTGATTGTGCTGCCTCCACTTCAACGGGTTCATGGACCACGCTGGGCCGACTAGGAATTTCTTCTTCATCAACTTCCAAGCGAATAGCATTCGCCAACTTACGCAGTTTCATGTGGATTACTTTACGCACCCGCAAGGCTTTATACAAGCTCTGCAGAAGCACGAGCACCATAACCATAACTGGGTAAGCCAACACCAGTATCATAGAAATAGCACACATGTAATACCTCTCGGTCGCAAGGTTATAAAACCACCAAACAATGAAATACACTCGGTATGCACCGACGATTAACATTATTTCAGGCCAATGGCCCCCATTTAAGTGCTTCAGGGGGTCAAAGGATTGCGTTTGCTCAAGAAGATCAACGTAAAGTTCCCAAACCATGATACAAACAGCAGCAACCTGCGAATTTTTACAAGTCGCAGTAGTCTGAAAGTACCAATTCTTTGTGCTTTGAGTAAAAGTACAAGTTTGTGAATAGACGGAATCGAACACTCCGGCGGCTGCGTCTTTAACTGCTTTCGCAGCATCAGACGCACGCACGCCCGCACCGACACGGGCATTATTCACCAACTCCCTTGTCCTTTCGTACAAAGTAATATTAAGAATATTGCACTCGTGTCGCAAATCGAGATAGGATTTCTCCGAAAACTCGAACATATCAACAATCTGTTTCTTACTCAAGTGGGTGTATTTGCCATACACAGACTCCGCAGCTTTCGAGCGGATCAACTTGGGTTCGTCATGATTGAAGCTCTCCTTCTCGCTACCAGCACATAGCACGAAAGAGGGGACAATGATTAGCATTGCCACTAGACCAATTGAACTAAAAGTTCGCATTCCAAAGAATGTTCTCAGATAAAAGTTTCCTGAGGTAGCGGTCGAATCAAAAGTAGAAAAGATTTCTCTTTTC